ATAGACATAATTCGTTCTTTGCCATTTGTTGCATAAATTGGCGGTATTTGTTGTGCGCTTAATGGCGCACCACCAGCTCTCCCAACTGTTGGATTAGGCGCATACCCCTGATCTTTGCCGTAAGTTTCTGTAAGCCCTGTTTGCTCTTGGGCTGCAATGTTACGCATACGAGTAAGTTTTTTAATGACTGTGGCATTGTCATCAGTTGGCAACGGAATAAATGGAACTAAACGTGGGGCTTCTGCTGCGGTAACTGCCGCACCACTTCGGTCATGCAAAACCAACGATCCAATATCGGCAACTCCAGCACGAGCCTCAACTCCTGATGGATCCATGCGGTTTAAAGCAAAGCCAGGCAAATAACCTTTAACGCCAGTTGAACTTGGATTTTGTTGCAACAATTTAATTGTTTCATCAATTTGTTGAATAGATTGATTGTTTTTAAGAATTGCTAAATTGATATTAGATGGGATTGGTTTAAGTTCTGATTGTTTGCCCATGACAGGAGTGCCAGGCGTTCCAACTGGAAGAGCCATAGGTGCAACAGCAGGCGCAGCAGTCTGATCAAGTACACTGGCCATGCCAGGAATGGCAGGCGTGCGCTGACCAGGCAATGCAGCTGGCGGTTGACGCATCATGCTTGCGCCTGGTGCAGTTGCGGGTTGAGCGCCACCAGCAGCTTGGAAGCCATCTTGTCCATACAACACAGGAATGGCCATGCCATTTGTAGTGTTGACGGCCACATATCCAGTTGGAGTTTGTTGGATCGACAATGTGGGGTTGGCTTTTTCCCATGCAAACTTGTCTTTGTTAAATTTCAAAGTTGCGGCAGCATTTATGTCAGCAAAGGTCTGGGTTTTGGTGTAATCACTACCAGGCACAAGGGTAGCTGGGCCGCCAAGTCCTGCGCGAGTCATTACACGGCCACCACCGCCAGTGTCTTGGGCAAAGGTAACTGGTTTGTTTAATTCTATAAATTTTTCAGTACCTAATTTAGAAGCATTGAGAAGATCAGCAAACGCTTGTGGGCCTGCTTGTATAGCCTGTTGAATACGAGCCATTGATTGTTCTGGTGTTGAACCTCGCGCTTTTAAAACAGGGCCAAGAACGGGGTCTGCATGATTAGATTGATGCCATGCAATATATTGTTCTGGCGCTCTTGGATCAAGCGGATTAATTGTCTCAAGAAACGAACGCGCCTGTTTTAATCTAGCGTCAACTAAATCAGTCTCTGCTTTTTGTGTTTCTGTTTTAAGTTTTCCTAATTCAAGCAAACCTTTTTCTACAGCAGGCAATTTAGATCCAAAACCACCACTTGCTAATGATTGTCGAAGTGCATCCGCATTAATCTGACCAGTCTTTGGGTCATATGCTTTGGCATATGCTTGGTTTAATGCGTTAATAGATTCTTGTTCCCGTTGAGCCGATCCTAATTGATACTGAGCCAATTGATTTTGATTCTGCGCGTTTTGAATTTGCGCCAGTTGACCATATCGCGCCAAAGGATTGGGCAATTCAAGGGATTTAACGCCAAGGGCAATGTTTGGATCAAGTGCCATAATCAAATTCCTCCTGGTGGTCTAATCATATATGCTGGAACATTAGAATACCCACCAGTATTTACCAATTGCATGTTTTGATTTCTTTGCAACGCTTCTAATAGCGCGTTATTTTGGTTGTAGTTTAGATATGTACCTAAACCACCAGTAATTGCGTTAGCCGCGCCTACTTGGCCAGCCGCTTGAGCAGCTGCACCACCAGTCATTAAGTTACCAGCGCTAGTTGCATAGTTTTGGCCAGCTTGACCAACTAAATTAGCTGAAGTTTGACCAATGCCTGCCAACCCTGCTTGACGGTTGTACAACTGGTTTTCGCTGGCCACGCCAGTGTTATATCCAGTCAATGCGCGGTTGTAAGCGCTTTGGTATTCTTGCGATCCCATGTCCTGACCATAACGCTGTGCGGCTTTTAATGCTCCGCCAGAAATCAATCCACCACGGGCGGCAGCTTGGCGGTCAAGCGCTTTCTGGCCTTCGGACAATCGAAATGCGTAGCCTGGGTCAGCTTGATAATCTCCTGCGCCAAACTTAAACGCACCAGGCACATTGCCCGCTGTGCGTTGCATCTCGGCTAAAGCGTTATAACCAGCTTGCCGGTAAGGCGCTTGGTCTTCTCGCGTTTGCTGGTATTGCTCATATTGAAGTTGAGATGCTCGGTCAGCCGCCGCCGCTTGCGTTTCTCCCGCACTTTTTGCTGCGCGTGCGCCACCTAATGTGCTACCAGCCGCTAGGCCCAACATGCCGCCTGTTGCAAGGGTTAGTCCACCAAGCCCCGCCGCGCCTGCTGCCGCGCCAGCTAAACCACCTAAAATTGCGAATGTCATGTCAGTGCCTTTCCGCTTAACTTATTCCCCGGTAGATATACACAATCGGGATCATTTTCAACTAATTCTTCTTCGACTTCTTCTACCGTAGTCGAATTCACACAATGGATTGTCACGCATACTGCATCAGTTTTGGCGTATACCGCACGCTTTGCGCCTGGTTTACTTTCAAAAATATGCGGCCCAGTAACTTCTATAGCGCCATCATCTGTAGTAATTACAACAGTCCCCGACAACACTATATAAAAATGTTCCTTCTTATGGACTTTTCCAATGATTATGCAATCCGCAGGGCGAAACACTTCGCGCAAATACATACCACCATGAAAACGATGTTTGGTATCAAGTTCAATAGGTGTCACATGCGCAAGCATTGCATCTTGCAACGCCTGCACCCGATTAGCCATCGGGGCAACATCAAACCCTTTACCATACGTCACTTGCATCAGGTCACCTCACGCCCAGAAACTCGGATATTGATAGCGCTAGCTGTGCCTGCAATTGTACTGATAAAGTCGCCGATGCCAAGCACTTGGCCAACCAGTTCAGGGAACGTGTAGACCTCAGACGCTTGCAAGGTCTTGGTCTTGGTGATCAAGTTGGTGTTGCCAGCAGAGCCTGCGGTGGTGACCAAGTTCACGCTGATCGTGGCGGCAGTCGCGCTGATGTTAGTTGCGGTGAACTTGTCAATGATGGCCGTAACGCCAGTCGCAGTGTATTGCGTGACTTGGGTTGCTTCGGCAAATTTAGCCGGTACGAGAACTTTCACTGTGACAGTCATGGTTTACTCCAATAATAGGCAATTGTTAGCGGCCTGTTGCATGATGATCCAATTCGTGCCGTCAGACACCATTGTCGCCCAATTTCCTACAACTGCCAAGAGGATTGCTGTGCCAGCGCTTGTGCCGTCAATCAACACAACATTGCTAGACGCAGACACCAAAGTCTGAGCCTGCAAATTCTTAAAAGTCAGATACCTACCAGTCCATGCGGAGGCCGTTGGCAAGGTCACGGTGCAAGTTGAGCCTGACTTGTTATTGATAATCCAAGTCTCATTGTCAGCTACCGTAAAGTCAGCAGTCTTGGTAACAGGCGCTGATGATGCGGCGTTAATGGCAGCAGTAATAGCTGCGGTGTCAACAATCGGTTGCACTTGCAAAGCCTCAATCTGCTTTTGCATTTCGGCCATTTGAGATTCTAAGGCCGAACAGTAGTCTCCCAATACGTCAGGAACTGGCAAGGTAACCACTGGCGGCTGGGTTTCAACTTCTTGCGCCAGCGCTTGCAAAGCCGCATCGTAGGACGCGATCAAGGATGCTGAATCAGTAGCAAGGTTAACATCGTCAACAACTGCTGTGGCAATGTTATTGAGCGACAAGAAAAACAAATACCAAGCACGGTCAATTAAGCCTGTGCGAGTGTCAATCAGCGGCACTCGCGGTGGCGTGATCGGCGTTGGCGTAGCGTTAGGGCTAGGCATTTGTTGGACTCAGAATAAGTTCTGCGCCCATGATTGCAATTTTCACAGGATCAGTGGCAGACACTTCATAAACTCGGTCACGCAACTTGGTGGTCATGCCTAGACGGCGCCAGATTACACGTTTGTAATACTGGCCAATCTTGCCCATGGATGTCCAATGTTCGTTTGACCATGTGTGGCCACCATCGTCTGAAAAGCGGAGCATGACTTGTGGGTCATATCCTGGTGTGGCAAGATAGGAATTGGTGACAATTTCATAGCCCGTAATGTCAGTATCTGATAGATCAAACTGACCCAAAGGTTCAAAACCATCCCCTGCCTCAGTGGTCAAGATGTCGCCTGACTGAGTAGCTAAGTATGTTTGCACATATTCGGCCACAAGATTTAACCCCGACTCAGTATCTATGTTTTCACTGTCATAGCCGGGCAACGCATTTAAACCAACGCCAGACTCGCAATCCAATTGCAACATGTGCTGGGTTGTGCGTTTGAGGGTGTTAGTGCCAGTCGGCAATGCACGCCATGAGCGCAGCCACTTCTGGATGCTGCCATTGTCAGAATAATCGTCTAAGTCAAACGCATAGATGTTGCCGTTTTGAAAGTCGCCAATTACAATCTTGTTGTTAAACGCCATCTGGCAGTTACCACGGTGACGGGTAAATTCGCCATTGGAAAAGCCTGCACGCTCATGCCAGGCTTGTGTGGCAGCGTCATAGACCCATGTGGTGTTGGCAGTAGGAAAGACCAAGACATAAAAGCTGTGGCCGTCTTGCTGGTATGTGTAACCAATGGCATCCGACATGTCAGCGTACTGCTGAATTTGCCATTCAACAGCGTGGGTGGAGATTCGCACACCAGCATAACCATTTGCACGGTAGACGATACCCTGACCACGGCGGTCACGGCCAAGCCAGAACAGGCCGTTGTCCATCTTAGCAACCGAGTAAGGGGCAGCGCACCCTAACTCGTTAAACGCGCCTTGGATGCGTTGCAGAGGGAAGTCTGTGGCGCCAGAGTCAAACCAGACCTCAATTGAGTTAGTGCCAAAAGCCCACACCTCGCGGAAGTTAGACGTTACGGCTAACAGACCGTCAGGCGAGCCTTCGGTGCTAACAAACTCTAGCGGGTCAATGGATGTGCCGTCTAGCAGCTGTGTTACCCACATCAACTGGCTGTTTGGCTGGTTGAACACAAAGTAGCCGTCCAGATAGCAGACAGTCACCGCGCCTGGGAAGTCAGGATCAGTGATCTGGCCAAAAGCGTTTGTGGTGTTGTTGTAAATGTAGCTAGGGCCATTAGCTGCAATAAACAATTGCGTGCCGTTATCAGCCAAACTGACGGGGCCAATACCGGCCACCGTGCCAATTAACGTGGCCGCATAGGCATTGTCAATCTTGTAAAGCTGAGTGCCTGACACGACAAAGCCAATGCCGTCTTGGGGCGAGAACGCCCATAAACCTCGGATCGGGCCAAGGCCAATGGTGTTGAGTAACTTTAGGCCAGGGGCGCGGTTCAGGAACGCAGGCTCTTTACCCGCCTCGGGAACAATCTCAGGAAAAAGGTTGACCATCCGAGCGTCTGCCGCATTGACAGACCGCGCTACATAAGTAGAACCTAAAATTGGCGTTTTCATGTTAGACGTAACTTGGATACCACTTGGTTGTCGTTACATCGTAGGTCATTGTAAGTGCCCTACTAACAACTGCTGTACCAGCCACAGCAATGTTTCCTGCTGTTGTCCAAGTAAACGCGCCAGTAGGAATTAATGTAATCGTACCCCCACCAGCAGAAATTGGCGCGGCTGCTGTGATGGTTACCACTGCCGTTGTTCCGGAAATAAAAGTAATTTGTTTGGTTGGCGCAATTGTTGTTGCGCTTGCAATTGTTGGCGCGGCAGCGTTTGTTGCGTTAAAACTGCTTAATACAAGACTTGTGCCTGTAGCCGCGCCAATATTGGGTGTAGTCAATACCATGCTTGTACTGGTACAAGCACTAATGTTGCCGCTTGCAACAGTACCAAGCGCAGGCGTAACCAATGTTGCATTGGTAAACAACAGCGCGTTGGTGACTTGTTTAGTTGTGCCTGATTGCACAATTGGCAAGACATCAGTAACGGCAGCAGCAGTAGCAGTGGGAAGGGAGGTAATTGCAATGGTGGCCATGTTAGTAGTTTCCTGCGTAAATGTTGAATCGTTGGCGGTTAGCGACTAATGCGTAAGGCAGTGCCATCACATCATCTGGGTTGTTGATGCGCTTCAGGTCACGCTTAGAAGTCATCGCAATGCGTTGCACTTGGGGGCTTGGCTCAACACCAAACTCAGGGGCAAATTCCATGGCCAAGTTGTATGTAAACGCACGCAGGTAGCCTGGTGGGTAGTACAAAACCGTGGACAAGTTAGCTGGGTTGTTCAACTCTTGCACCGACACAAAGTGAAACTCCAAGTCCTGCGTGGGCCTTGGATAGACGTACATTTCAATATCAGGGAACGTCATGTTGACCCACATCACTTGTGGGTAAGTAGACGTTACGGTCTTAACAGCAATACCGTTGTACTGCTGTTGATTGATAAACTTGATGCCATATGAGACATTGGTGGGCGCTCTGAAGTATGTAGAGTCGTCAAGCAAAATAGGGCGGTTACCTACAAAGTCACCAGTTGGGCCAAGAGTGCGACTA